GAGTTAGCTGGTAAGATTTTCTATCGAACTACAGGTGGTCCACTGCCCGAAGATTTTATTGTTGGTGTAGGTAGGAGCGCACGTCTCACGAATTCTGCTGCGGCAGAAATAACAGATAGTTTTGTCGACTCTTTAACAAAACGTGGTGGTAGTGTCAGAGGAACAGTTACTACCAGAACAGCTATCGACAAATTACAGACAAGTCTTTTTAAAGAACGTACCCTTTCTGCGCCAGCTTTCAAACGGTTGCTGGGTGAGGTAAAAGACCCACAGCAAGCATACATTTCTACAGTCAACGACCTTGCTACTTTCTCTGCCACTGATGACTTTCTGTCGTACATAGCCTCTCAAGCTGGAGCCAAGGGAGATTTACTAACACAAGGTGCCGCATCCCGCTTGCCAAAAAATATTCTGGAACAGGATTATAAGCTGCTTGAGGATGAATACTGGGGCGCAGCGCAGGGTATGTTTGTTTCTAACCGCACATATAAAGACCTCACTCGCTTGGTTGTTGGTGACATGACCACAATGGGTAACCTTGCTCTTAGTGCATACTCAGGGTTCTTGAGATCTAAAGGTGTTACGCAGTTTGCTAAAACAGTTCTGTCTCCGATCACTCAGATTCGTAACGTCACCTCTGCTGGACTGTTTGCACTGGCGCAGGGTAATATAGGTCGCGGGGCAAATCTTTTTGAGTCCATAGCAAATGTTGCTGGTGGAATTAGCAAACGACCTGACGCCATGGAGTATTACACTAACCTTCAGAGACTAGGTGTTATTAACACACAGTCGGAGCTACGAGAAATAGATCGTCTTATGAAAGAGGGTCTTGGCATTGCTCAAGAAGCGGATAAAACTATCGCTGGCATTCCCGTCGGGGATAAAGTAGGTGGATTGTTCTCTCAGGGCAAGGTAGCTAAGGCATTAACTGGTGCAAAAGATATGTATCAGGCAGGTGATGACATCTGGAAAATATACAATTTTGAGTTTGAAAAAGGTAAACTAATTTCAAAGTTTGGCAGCGCAGCTAAAGCTAAAAAAGCCATAGTGGATGCCAAGCTCGGTCGTAACTTGGACGAGTACGCTGCTAACATTGTAAAGAACACGGTTCCCAACTATGAACGTGTCCCTGAGTTAGTGAAGTCTCTGCGTAAGTTGCCCCTTGGTAACTTTATTGCATTCCCCGCTGAAATACTTCGCACCAGCGCAAACACGCTGTCACAAGCAATGAAGGAGTTAGCAAGCACGTCGCCAGAACTACGAGCTATTGGCATGAGACGGCTAACTGGTCTAGTAGCTACAACAACGATTGTACCTACCGCTCTTCAAGGTACAGCGATGGCTCTGTCAGGTGTTACAAGTGAGCAAATGGATGCTGTTCGCAGAAGCGCTCAACCGTGGGCGCGAGACCATACTCTTATTCCCACCAGTACTGACAAAGACGGAAACGTGACGGGGTATATGGACTACAGCTACACCAATCCGTATGACTATTTAGCTGCTCCGGTTAGGTCTATTTACAACGCTGTCAAGGATGGACGTGATCTGGGTAAAGACCCAGAAAGCATAGCATTCGACGCTGTGTACGGATCAATGGCTTCACTGTTTGAGCCGTTCTTAGGTGAGTCAATCATCACGGAAAAGCTACAGGATATATCAACTCGTGGTGGGGAAACGAAAACAGGGGCAAAAGTATTCCGCCCTGATGACACTGCTGGCACAAAAATGTACAAGAGTTTCGCTCACGTTGTTGATGCCTTTGCTCCGGGTGCGCTAGACCTAGCCGTAGAACTAAAGCCGCAGAAGAAATCAACACAAATGCCCGGCTTTGAAACAGGGCGTTTGTTCAGAAGTTTTACCAACAACAATGTTGACCCAGCTGGTAATGAACGTAAGGCGGTCAGTGAATTCATGCGGATGATGACAGGCATCACCGAAGTAGAAGTCAATCCAGAAAACATTGTTATGTATTCGTCTTACGACTACCGTGAAAACACTACTAGCGCGAAGCAGATCTTTAACACCTCTGTTAGAACCAAGAGTGCCCTTGATCCAGCTGACGCACTAGCTACATACAGAAGTGCTAATGAGTCTCTGTACAGAACACAGAGTAAAATGTATCAGGTTGTTGAAGACATGAGGGCACTTGGTAGAACTGATGCAGAGATTCGTCAGGCACTAAGCAAGTACAATATTAGTGATATTGGTAGATTAATGCGGGGTCAGTTTGTACCAATGAATATTAGCGATCAAGTTAGAACCGATGTCCGCAAAAACGGTAACAAGCTGCCACTGTCCGAGTTAAATGATATCAGAATAGAATATCGTAACAAGCCGCTCGGTGGTGTAGAACCAGAACCCGAAGCCCCCGCAGCTCCGACCGTGGACCTCGGTCCTTCGACCCCTGCTCCTGCTGCACCAGCCGTTATTTCACAACCTGCTCAACCAGCAGCGCAAACACTTACTCCGCAGCCTGCAACTGCGGCAGCTGCAAAGCCGATTGATCCATCACTACTAGGATCTAATCCAATGAGCATCATGAAGAATCTGCAAATAGCACAAGGAACAAAGTAATGAATCTCGAACAGCTGTCAGCTGAGATCGAAGCCGACGAGGGCTGCGTTCTCGAAGTCTATCTTGACCACCTTGGCTACCCGACTGTAGGTGTTGGGCACTTGGTCCTCGAATCTGACGAGGAATGGAACAAACCTGTGGGCACAAAGGTCTCTCTCGAGCGCGTGAGGGTACTACTACGCGACGATCTTGTACGAACAGCCTCAGATTGCGGAAAATTATACAATGATTTCAGTAAGTTACCAGAAGAAGCACAATTGATTATTGCCAACATGATGTTCAATATGGGGCTTCCGAGGCTGTCAAAGTTCAAAAAAATGAAGGAAGCCGTCGATCAACGTCGATGGAATGAGGCAGCAGCCCAGATGAAAGACTCGAAATGGTACCGTCAGGTAACCAATCGGGCGGAGCGTTTGTGTCAGCGCATGAAAGCACTGGCTGACTAATCTTCGGTTTCTTCCAAAGGCTCTCCGGGTAGCCATACATCTACTTCTGTCTTACACTCAGGGCAAGATAGATTAGTTATCATGACGTACTCACCGCTAAACTCTTCAGTGATGTCGTGATCACCACCCCAGATTAACTCTGCTCCACAATGCCAACACTTCATCCTACTTCTCCCCAGTTGTTTCCTAGTTCTGCATCCACCTCAAACGGCACCTTCAAGTTTGGTACACAGTTCGACATGATGTCAACAATCTTGTTTGCTTGACTTTCGTCCTCGACACTGAAGCACAGTTCATCATGTACCGTGAGCATAGGAAGCATCCCCTCGTTAGCACAGTCAACCATAGCCTTCTTCGTCTGATCGGCACTTGACCCCTGAATCAGTTTGTTCAGAGCTTTGTATGTAAACGCACGGCGAATCATACCCTTGCCACCGTACTCTTGGGCAGCTTCTTCAGCTGGCAGAGGCTTGTTGTATCCATAGGACTTTGGTTCCCACATATCAAACCGACACTTACGACCCAACCATGTTCGGATTATACCAGTTCGATCCGCATGTCTTGAAACTCGGTCCGCGATCCCTTTAACGAATGGTACTTTATCGTGATACTGAGCAAGCAAAGACTTAGCTTCCTCATCCGTAAGATCCATAACTGTTGCCAATTTACCACGCCCCATACCATACATAATGCCGAGGTTAACTGTCTTAGCCTCTTTACGGGAAATTCCTGCTAGGTCTGCAACCATTTGGTGAAAGTCTGCGTTACCCTCATGATACATTTTTACCACACCCTCAATAGCAGCGTGAGGATTTACTAAACTAGCGCAGTAATGTGCTAGCCAACGTGGCTCCTGTGAGGCATAATCAAACGATCCCCATTTCGTACCTTCCTCGGGAAGGAAAAGACCACGAATCATAGCCTTGATCTCAGGGTCACGGGCAGGGATTTGTTGCAAGTTCGGGTTGCTAGAAGAGAAGCGCCCGGTCACCGTACCTCCGTCATCGGACCTTAACTGATTGAAATCACAGTGGATTCTACCGTTATGCGAATGCTCAAGAATTGTCTCAATAAATGTCGTGTTGGCTTTGTTGTATTCACGAAGCTTTACAATCCACTGAGCAAGTGGGTGCTCATGAGACGTAAGAAACTGTTTTGTGAAGCTCGGAGCGTTGGAATTATCTGTCGTCGGGTAAGACAACCCGACTGCGTCGAACGCTTTTGCTATCGATGTGGCAACCCACGGCTCAATCAAAACGCCCGTTTCATCCTTAACTTTTTTAAGTAGCCCCTCCTCTCTGTTCTGCAAA